CTCGGGGTTGATCTGGGCGAACGGGGCCAGCAACTCCATGGTGCGCTGCACACCGACCAGTTCCTCGGCACGGGCCATCCGGGACATCGGCGAGTCATAGACGATCTCGTAGTCGCCCCCAGCCTCCACCAGTTCGGGCGGCATCGGGGGCAGGATGCGATGGAACATGAGCAGATCGAGTTCGCGCTCGATCTGCGGCCCGAGCGCCTCGGACTGCTGGCGCCCCATCGTGGGCGTGAGGAGCATGCCCTTCTCCTGCGCCCGAATCAGCGCCTCGGTGGCGGTCATGCGCGGGGTCTCCACGAGGATCTGGAACAGGGTCACCAGGAACGCATCATCGATGGCCGTGCGCCGCTGCTCCATCTTGTTTTCATTGATGTCCACCCGCGCGCCCGTGCTGAACGGCTGCATCATGGCCTGACCGTTGCGGTTCACGCCCCCGGGGTTCAGGCCCCCAGGCTGCATGCGGATCGTGGTGGCACCACCCCCGAGAATCCCGTCGTCGTGCAGCAGGATCGGTGGGTCCACGAGTTTGTGGACCGCACGGATGTCAGTCTTGGACATCTCGTTGAGCATCTTGATGTCGGCCAGCGCGGTCATGGCCGGCGAGCGCCCGTAGACCTCCTCGGGCGCGGTAACGTACCGGGCGATGCTGTACGGGAAGCTGGTGAACCCACCCTCGGGCGCGAGTTGCATCTTGTCGGGGACCGAGAGGTAGTAGGACGCCCACGGCTTGCCTCGGGCATCTGCCCGGCCGCTGTCGTAATCGGTGCGCGGGGCCACGACATGCAGGAAGTCGAAAAACTCGTTCTGGCGCTGCGGGTTCTCCAGTGCCTTCTGCACCCGCTCTGGTAAGTTCTTCTCACCCCATCGCTGCGCCGCCTGACGCGCCGTGTGCTTGAAGCATCGGTACACCGAGTCGATGATCCCCTGGTGGTTCTCCAGGAAAAACGTATCCCGCAGGTTCACGCACCGATAGCGCAGGCCCACGCCGGCCATGAAGTCAATGAACAGGGAGCCAGTACCGAAGGCGCCCATGCTGATCCACCGCTCGAAGTTCTGCCCGGCGAAGTTGGCCTTCGGCGAGTTGCGCATCGAGTGCATGATGTTGTTGACCTGGTAGAACCAGTCCTGCACCGCGAACTGCCGGTTCAGTGCCTCGTCGGTTGTGCGCAGGTTGTGCCATTTGGACTGCCGCGGCGTGAGCATCGAGTCCATGACCGAGGCGAAGCGGTCCAGGGCGATCTGGGGCCGGGAGTCGAAAATCTTCTGCGACTTCTTCTCACCATCGGTGCGGGCGCCTAGAAAGCCGATCTGCCGCGGGAGCACGCGCTCGGCGATCTCCTCCCAATGGGATTCCCAATTGCCACGGGACCCCTTGAGGGAGTTGTACCGATGGCACATATCTTCGATTTTACTCATGGTCTTTTCCTATGTGCACCGGCAGGGGATGGGATCAGTAAACCGGGATGATCGAGTAGTCGTTCGTATACGGGCTTTTTACCCGGCCACCAGGCTCGACCCGGCTTTCCCCATCGAACCAGACTGCGGCATCCAGCGGCTGATTACACACGGCATCCACCATCTGACCGGCGCCGACAACCGGCAGGGTTGAGTCGTTCACAATTTGCTTTGCTGCGGCTTGGGATTCAAATCGGGGACGGTAGCCTCTCGGCGCAACTGTGGCCGATGCCAACAAGTTGATGTTGCCCTTTGAGTTGGATGAGCCACCAAAAATGCAATTGGTATGCACGAAGGTCGCCGCCGCGCCGCCGTGCTGCACAACGCCGCCCCAAAAGTACGAACGCAGGGCCGAAATGTCGGCAACCGGCAGGCCCGCCGCGCCGTTGTGGAATAGCAGGACGGCGCTGTTGCTGATGTCACTCGCGTTCTTGTAGACCCAGCCAGAATCAACAAGTCGGAAGTTGGGGCGCAGCGCGACAGATGTATGCGCGATGTTGACCGGGATATGGTTGTGCGAATCGTCTGTTGCGGCGACCGCACTGACATCCCCCCTGCGCTTGCCGATCTCGGCGCGAATCAAGCGGGTGTAAAACTCGCCCGTGTAGGCGTAGCTGGTGAACAGCAGAATTACTTGTTGCGCGCCGCCTTTGAAGGTCGTAAGCCGCAAGTCTTGGAAGTCCCAATTCTGGATCACAGACCCAGAAACCGGCCCGAATAGCCAATTGCTGGCCGACGAATTGTTGCCGACTACCGTCAAGTCCTTCCCGGCGCCAGATACGTTTACATACTCCGTGGTGTCAGCGTCGGTCGTCAGGAAAACCGGGTTGATCGAGGTGCTTTCACTGTACGTCCCCGCCGTCAGGTGAATGCGCCCGCCGTGCGGGACACGCGATCCGGTCATGGCATATTGCAACGTCTTGAATGCGTCTGTGCCGGGTGCGTTGCCGCGCAGGATGCGGCTGGTAGTGGTAGCGTCGTCGGTGCCGTTCACTGTGTCCACAAAGTACACCGGGGCAATTGTGTCCGGCCTCTCTCCGTTCCACGGCAGCGATGCGTCAAACTCAACCACTGATGTGCCAGACTTGCCAATTCCACCGCCTGCCGTGTTGGTGACGTAGATGCGCGTGCCGGCGACAAAAAAGGAGAAAGGATTCCACGACACACCGCCCGTCTTGCAGCGGCACACGGCATTGCGCGCCATCGTGCTACGGTCGCTCGATGAGGTATAGACCGAGTTGAAATACTGCCCTGCCGTCGTGTTTGCGCCCTCCACGGCATCAATCCACAAGTGATTTCCATTGGGGTGCTTGAGTCCCAAGCGCCCGGAACGGTTTGGCACCTCCAGAATGGACTTGTTCTTTCGCTCTGGCGTGCTAAGGTCATAGGGGAATGTGAACATGCCCGACGCCCACTCGACCGATGTCAACGTGTTGATCGCGTCGGTCATGCAATAGATGGCGTCATCTTCAAACAGCATGTCCGTCATGCGGTACATCTGCGATCCGCTCAGATTGCGCAGCCCGGTCGTGTCGTAAGACGACAGCAAGGCATTGGAGGTGATTGGCGTCACGCCATCCCACTGGATAAACCCGGCCTGGAAATTGTTGTCCACGCCGCTGACCGTCCCAACATCGCCACACAGAATGTAGACATTTCCATCGACCGGCGAGTAGCGCACCGCATGGATGTGGCGGATATAGTTGCCAAAGTTGGCGCCGTCGTTGTAGCTTGTGTCGCCGTCCGTGTTCCACTCCGCAACGATGCTCCACGTAACCCCTGCGTCAGTTGATTCGTAGAGGCACACGGCATCGTTTGCCCCGCCAATCGTGCGGGTTGTCCCGATGTTGTACTCACCGATGAAGAGCACTTGCCGCCCCTGGATCGTTGCCTCGCAGAAGCTGCGCCCCGAAAGCCAGCGGACGTTGGGGCTACGCGCACCGCTCACCGGGGCGGCCTGATTGCGTGAGCCAAGTTCCAGCACCTTTGTTGCCGTTGCGCCGTAGTCCGTGCTGCGGTAAATGTCGCCACTACCAGCCGCCGTCTGGACATGGATGAAGATCAGGCCAGGCGTCGATGTCGGCTCAATGAACGTGATTGCCAGCCCTGCCGCGCACTGCGCGCCAGTTGTTGCCACATGCGACCCGAGCGGGTAACGAACAACGGTGTCAGTGCTGGACGAAAGACTGCCGTACAGGTATGTACCGTCAGAACAAAGGATTGCATCGGGATACCAATCGACGGGGGTCAATTGCGGGACAACCTTTGCCGCCACCTTTGGCAGCGTCGAATATGGGGCCAGCGTGTTCAGCAGTGCGTTTTGAATTTGCGTAGTGGTTGTGCCGCTCCAAACGTCAACAATCTCATCCCCTGACACCAGGGATAGACCATCACTGGAGGTTGACACCGTGGTGTCCTTGCGCCCCCACGTCACCGTGCTCCCCGAGTTCGAGGCGTTGTCCACAACCACCGACCCACCCATCACATAGGGCCCGTAGGTGAACACCCCTGCAAATTGGTGGTTGTGTGTCCGTGGCGAGTTGCCCCCGGCATCCGAGGCGCTGACGGTCTCGGGTGTCTCGGTGACCGTGACGCGGCAGTTGGGTAGCAGCGTCAGGGTCAATGCGGACCCGGGCGCCAGTGCAAAGGTGCGCGAGTTCCCTGCGGTCAGGGTGCCAGTGGTTGTGATTGCGGCCATATCAGTCCTCAATATCTCGGATCACGGTTGCCGAGTTGTCCGAACAAGAAGACCCCTGAGGGTCTGCGGTGGCGCACAAGTGGGGCGCTCGGTGGTGCGGTGTTCAGCAAGTCCCCCTCAAACCACCCCTCGACTTGCGCGGTATCATCAAACCACCCAATCGGGAGCATCTGATGGTCAAATGTGCCAATGGGTGTAGCCATGATAATGTACTACTTCTCGGAGATTGACAACTCGCCGCTGAAAAACGTGGCGGTGGTGGCGCTGGCCAGAACGCAGTGCAGCAGGCATGTGTCGTTGTAGAGCCGGATGCCGGGGGCACCAATTACCTTCTGCGCCGACACGTTGACGATGGTGGTGCCGATGGTGGCGATGTCGCGGGCAATCATCAGGGATACCGCGCCTGCGCCCAGCGAAGTGCCCAGCGTGATCGACTGGATCGATTGAACCCCCTTGTCGCCGGCAGCGAGGTTGAACCAAACCAGCGTGCCGATGACCGGGGTCGCGGGGATCTGAGAGCCAGCAATTGCCGAAAGTGTTGCCGTCCTGCCCGAAACCCCCGCGCTGTTGGTGTAACTGACGGTTGCGTTGCTGATGACCGCCGCGTTGGTGTTCGCGGTGGTGGTCAGCATGGCGATCATGCATCCTTCACCATTGGTGGTGCCGTTGACATCACGCGGCGGCAGCGTTGGGGTGGTGATGGCTTGCGCGGTGGTGGTGGTCACCACGATCCCACTGTTGACCCACAAGCAGTCAAAAAACAGATGGGAGTGGTTGACACTCGCCGACATCTGCAACTCAGTAAGATAGTTGGCACCGACCGAAGGGTTCTTGATCGGAACGCATCCGTTGTCGCCGGATGTCCCGTTGGTGATCCGACCGTTGATGCCGGGCGTGCCAGGCACCCACGCGCCCGGAAACCCGTTGTCCTTGCTGGTGCAGTACCAGTAACCCACAGTGTCTGCCGCCGTGCCGGTCTTCATGAACGGGATCGCCACTCCACCATATTGTCCAAGCCCTGCGGGCGGGTACTCCGCGCCCTGCGCGTCTCGGTGGCACCAGCGCCCGTCCTCGTTGAACGTCATGTTCTCGCCGGGCAGCAAGATGAAGCCCATCAACTCCACCGCCGTCGTGCCATCAAAGTGTTCCACCGCCACGCGGCTGGGTACGCCGCTGGAGACGTTGGTGATGTACAGACCCTTGATGTTGCGCACCGTACTGGCGCCAGGCGCCGGGACTATTGTCGTGGTTGTGGCGGTTGTGATGTTCGGCGTGTTGATCCCTCCCGCAACAACTACCGTCCCTGTCAAATCAACCCAGGACGCATGAGTCTCAATGGACGCCGCCGCTGTGGTTATGACCCGCAGAACATGACTGGTGCCGGACAGATTCAGCATGTCAGGCTTCTGCCGCGATCACCGCGAGTTTGAGCCCCGGGGTGATCGCACCGAAATACTCGGTCGATCCCGCAAGCATGGGCATGTGGTTGGTTGTGGCCGTGGGGTTGGTCCCGAAGACGATGTGACAATCGGCATCGGTGTGCAGCCGGATGAACAGTGTCCGGTCGTCGAACTCTGCACTCTGGGTGCTGGTGGAAAACGAGAGCTTCTGCATGGCCACGGCCGGCTGCATGCCGACCTGCAACTGCGCCCCGGACTCACTGTTCCCGCTGGCCTGGAACTCGGTGATGTAGAGGCTGGCCACACGTCATCCCCCCAGGAGCTTCTTGGTGGCAGTCATGGGGGTGGTGGCCTGCTCCTCGGTGCTGGTGAGCATGGTGGCCGCGCGCCCGCTGGCGGCTCGGGCCTTCATGCGCTGGGCGTCTGCTGCAGCGGCCACAGCCGGAGTCGCAACTGTTGGAGTTACCGCAGCGGCGGCTGGAATCTTGGGCTTGGAGCCGAACAAACCGCTCATCGGGTCCTCCTATGGGTTGGCGCAGTGTAGCACCACGGGGTATAATGGCGCAACACCCCGGGCTGGCAGGCCCGAGATGTCACTTCCCACATCA